TAGCGGCTTTTGCTGCTGCCACTCGAGCAACGTGAGCCATTTCCTCAGCCACGGTATATGGGCGCTTTATGGTCGCTTTTATGGTTTGTTCTATGCCTTGACGCCAGTCGCCCCAGATCATTGTCACGATCCCATCGGCGTGACCTACGTACCATCCTGAGCGGTCGGTGCGTTTGTTGTCAGTGCGAAACCGGCGAAGCTGCCCATCCAGGATCAATTCATCGGGCGGCGTAACACCTGCCGCAAGCATGGCATCCCTAAATTGCAGCTCTGGTGGCGCTAAGACTGGCTCAGGTGGTGGTGCCCATGGCCCTCCCAATACTTTTGTTAGATCAGCCATTAGACAAACCCCCGCTGAGGTACTCAGACAATGCCTGGACTACTCGATGCGTGGGGTTTGCTTTTGGATCATTAATCAGGTTACGGATGGTGTTCGGGTGGACTTTCGTCGCCCTGGCCACCACTGAAACCTTCCGGTCGGCCAATGCCACCCGGATCTGTTCAAGCGTCATTTTGTTGTGTCCTTTTGTTAAAAAAGTTTGATTGCGTTGTTGCAATCTATCAGAAGTCTTGATAGAGTACAACCACTGCACAAACGGAATTGGCCGACGGTGCAGCTTACAGGAGGTTAGAAGATGGCGATCAATCTTAAACGTAGCTCGCAGTTAGCGAGCGATGGAATCAAATTGCTTGTTTATGGACAAGCTGGAGCAGGCAAGACCTCGCTCATCAAAACACTGCCGAATCCGGTGGTGCTATCCGCTGAAGGCGGCTTACTGTCCATCGCTGACGCTGATGTGCCATACATTGAGATCGGCTCAATGGACGATTTGCGCGAGGCTTATGCCTGGCTGCGTGATAGCTCCGAGTCGAAATCATTCAAAACGGTGGCGCTCGACAGCATTTCAGAAGTGGCAGAAGTTGTTCTGACGGCTGAGAAGAAAGCCACCAAAGACGGTCGCGCCGCATACGGTGAAATGAACAGCGTAATGACCGAGCTAATCCGTTCATTCCGTGATCTGCCTGGCCGCCATGTCTATATGTCTGCCAAGCTCGAAAAACTCCAGGATGAAATGGGCAAAGTCATGTACGGCCCATCTATGCCTGGCAAAAGTTTATCGCAAGGCTTGCCCTACTTTTTTGACGAAGTGCTGGCCCTGCGGGTTGAAAAGGATGCCGAGGGAAATAGCCAACGGGCGCTGATGTGTGACAGCGACGGGTCGTGGCTGGCAAAGGATCGTAGCGGGAAGCTGGCGCAATGGGAGGCACCAGACCTTGGAGCCATTATTAAAAAGATGGGGAGTGTGGAATGAACAAAACAGCAGAATCCGAGATGTTTCAACTCTCAGAAGCATGGCTCCAGGCTAAAGAAGCCGAGCGCATGGCAATTGAGGCGCGTCGGGCGGTTGAAGACGAATTTATCCGGATCTTTGGCATACCTGAACAGATGGAAGGCACCTACAACGCAAAGACTTTGACAGGCCATGCAATCAAAGTAGTAGGCCGTCTCACTCGCAAGGTTGATGCAGACAAGGTGCAGGATTTGGCCGCAGAGTATGGTTTGACCGAGCACCTGTCTAGTCTGTTTCGCTGGAAGCCTGAATTAAATCTCACTGCGTGGAAGGCCACCTCTCCCGAGATCACCGTTTTACTGGCCGATGCTGTAACCGTGACGGCAAGCCGTCCTTCATTTTCAATCACCACTGAGGAGTAATAACAATGGAATTGATGAGTGAAGCTGAAATGCTTAAGCAATCACAAACAGATTTAGTTGCAGCGATTTTGGGATATAGAGAATTAACCTCGGATTTGCACAAAAAAATTATTCAACTACAGAAAAAAACAGACGAACTTAGCAATTTCAAAGCAAAGATTTTTACGCTGTGCATTCAACACAAACTTAATTTTGGAGAGTAAAAATGGCTTTCTTAGAGCACACTATCAACCTGGACGACCTACCCGAATCAACCAACACTGGCGAGTTTCAACCCCTGCCTGCTGGCTGGTATAGCTCCACTATCAACAAGGCCGAGCTGAAGATTACGAAGGACGGCACCGGCCAATACATCGCCATTCGGTACGATATCACCGGCCCAACGCACCAGGGGCGCGTAGTGTTTGGCAACATCAATATTCGCAACAAGTCTGAGAAAGCCGAGGAGATTGGCCGCGCTCAACTGGGCGACATCATGCGAGCGATCGGCCTCAAGCAAGTATCAGACACCGATCAACTGGTGGGCGGTAGTTTGCAGATCAAGTTGGATATTAAGACGGACGAACAGTATGGCACGCGCAACGAGGTCAAAGGTTACAAAGCATCGGGGGATGCGATGGTTTATTTTGGAAAACCCAACGAAGTTAATCCTGATGACATTGCTACCATTAAAAAAATGACAGGATCTGCTCCCCCCTGGGCTAAGAAATAACAGGCAAAAAAAATCCCCTGTTGTGACCGCAACAGGGGTCAAGCAAATCAAAAGGAGATTCCACCCGATGAAAGATTACAGCATTCAGGAGTTAATTGACAAGCATCACGAAAGTCAAAAAGACTTGCCTCGCCCGCACCTTGGCGCATCAATGCTCGGGCATCCGTGTGATCGCTGGCTGTGGTTGTCGTTTCGGTGGGCGGTCGTTGAAAAATTCCCTGGCCGGATCTTGAGATTGTTTAGGCGCGGGGGCAACGAGGAAGCACAAATTGTGCGCGACTTGCGCGCAATCGGGGTTGATGTGCAAAAGACCGGTCCTCAGCAAAGCCGGGTAGAGTTTGGATCTCATATTGCTGGATCGATTGATGGTATAGCCGAGTCTGGCGTGCCTTATGGAGACGGTAAACGCCACGTGCTTGAATTTAAGACGCACAGCAAAAAGTCGTTTGATGACCTTGAGGAAAACGGAGTCAAAAAATCAAAGCCGATGCACTACGCCCAAATGCAGGTGTACATGCTTGGCACTCAGCTAGAGCAAGCCCTATATGTTGCTGTGTGCAAAGACGATGACCGCATCTGGTCGGAGCAAGTGTTTTTCGACAAAAACATGGCGAACTCACTGGTCGAGCGTGGCAAACGGATTGCCCTGTCTGACCGTATTCCCGAGCCTTTGAGCGCCGACCCGAGCTGGTATCAGTGCAAATTCTGCCCAGCACATGATTTTTGCCATAAGTCAAAGCTGACAAAAGAAGTGAATTGCCGCACCTGCGCTCATAGCACTGCGCAAGCTGACAACACTTGGACATGTGCCCGCCATGACAACGATGTAATTCCGGTCGATTGGCAGCGATCTGGATGCTCTGCGCACGTCCTGCACCCTGACATGGTGCCGTGGCAACGCAAAGACGGCATGGACAAGTGGACGGCTGTGTATGTAATAGACGGCAAGCCGGTAGCCAATGGCGAGCCAGGGGAGTTTGTCTTCAGCAGTAAGGAGATTCTGGCAAACCCTAAAACCTGCGCCAATCCTGATGAATTTTTGCAAACGATTCGCAAGGATGGCGGGAGGGTGGTGGGATGAAACTCCGCGATTACCAACAACGCACCATAGACCAACTCTATGAATGGTTCCGCGCAGGAAACTCGGGCAATCCTTGCTTGGTATTGCCGACCGGAAGCGGCAAGTCACACATTGTGGCGGCGCTATGCAAAGACGCCCTGCAAAGCTGGCCTGATACGCGGGTCTTGATGCTTACTCACGTTAAGGAGCTAATCGAGCAAAACGCCGAGAAGATGCGCCAGCATTGGCTTGGTGCGCCACTTGGCATCTACTCTGCCAGCATTGGGCGCAAAGACTTGGGCGAGCCGATTACGTTTGCTGGCATTCAGTCTGTGCGTACCAAGGCCGAGGAGTTGGGGCATATTGACCTGGTGATCATCGACGAATGCCACCTGGTCAATCACAACCAGGAAGGCGGATACCGAACGCTGCTAACCGACCTGCAAGCCATTAACCCGGCGTTGCGCGTGGTAGGTCTGACGGCCACCCCTTACCGTCTCGGGCATGGATTGATTACCGATGCCCCGGCAATCTTTGCCGATCTGATTGAGCCGGTGAGTATTGAGGAGCTGGTGTTCCGTGGCTATCTCTCAAAGCTGCGTAGCAAAGTGACAAGCACCAAGCTGTCTGTGGATGGCGTAAAAAAACGGGGCGGCGAGTACATCGAGTCCGATCTGCAACGTGCCGTGGATACTGCCGACCAGAATGACGCCGTGGTGCGCGAGGTTATCGCTAGGGCAGAGGACCGCAAGGCATGGCTATTTTTCTGCACTGGTGTGGCCCATGCGCAGCACGTGGCCGAGGTGTTGCAGGATTACGGCATCGCCGCGGCTTGCGTGACTGGCGACACGCCAAAGTCCGAGAGGGCTTCAATCTTGGCGGCATTTAAGGCTGGAAAGATCCGCGCGCTTACCAATGCCAACGTGCTCACCACTGGCTTTGACTATCCTGACATTGACCTCATCGCCATGCTCAGGCCAACCATGTCTCCGAGCCTGTACGTGCAGATGGCAGGCCGAGGCATGCGCCCCAAGAGCCACACCAATCACTGTTTGGTGCTCGACTTTGCTGGCGTGGTGGCAACGCATGGCCCAATAACGGCAGTGCAGCCCCCAAAGAAAACAGGGTCAGGAAATGGCGAGGCACCTGTAAAAGTATGCGACAACTGCGCAGAGCTTTGCCCTATCTCAGCCCGACAATGTCCGGCATGTGGCGCAGAGTTCCCAGCGCCATCGCCTAAACGTTTTGAACTGCGCACCGACGACATAATGGGCATTGAGGCCAGCGAGATGGCCGTCACAAGCTGGAGCTGGCGCAAGCACACCAGCAAGGCATCGGGCAAAGAAATGCTGGCCGTAACGTATTACGGGGCACTGAGTGATAAGCCGATCACCGAGTACCTTCCGATCAATCACGAAGGTTTTGCAGGTCAAAAGGCTTTAGGGCAATTGGTGAGCGCTAAGGCTAAAAGCGGTGCGCCGAACACCACGGATAA